CATCAGATTACCTTGTAAACGTCATCAGACCTATCTGAGCCGATGCCAAAACTTCCTACGTGTTCGTAAGGAGCCAACGACTTCAAGAAGTTTAGAATTTCTTCGCTGCCGTTTTCTACGCTGATAACTGGCTTGAACTTACGAATAGTTTCTGCTGCACCATGTAGGGCATTTAATTCGTAGTTTTCGATATCAAGCTGAATAAAATCACAGGCATCAAGAAACAAAGAATCAATCGTAGTAAGTACAATCCTATAATCACCATCGGTACGAATTCTTGCCTCGCCTAGATTGTTTAGACCTTGTGTCTTGATCATTGCCACGCCAGGCTCTGAGCCTAGACCCATATTGAACTTCGAGATATTGTTCGACTGGCAGTTATTTACTAGACAGTGAAAGCTAATAGGATTAGGCTCAAACGTGTAGACATGCTTGAACGTCTCAGACAAGAGGCGAGGATACATTCCACACGCACCACCAGCTTGTACGCATACGTTATAGCTCTTAACGTGCTTGCCCCACAGAGACTTAAGATGCTGCCACTCGTAAGCAATGATGTTCCAGAGACCGTTATCTTCAATGACCCATTTCCATGGGCCAATCTCATCCATCTTAGTGTCAACAATTCTACACTTCTTGTCATAATCAAGCATAATTTATTACCTATAATTTAAGATTTCTTGCCTATCGAATATTTGCTTACTAGTGCCCACTCGCCTTTCTCTTTGTAAGAGATTACTTTAATCTGATTGAGTGGTGTCAAAGGCTCTTTAGCCTTTTCTTTATCAACTAGTTCGGTTAGGCCCCATTCGACTAGAAGATTTACAATTGTATTCCTGCGACCCTCATCAATGTCAGAGAAGTCGGTAGGCTTGCCATCAAGAGCAAATAGCTCCTTGAAGTGTACAATGTAGTACTTACCTTGCTTGTGAAGAATATGACATGACTGATATAAAGTCTTGTCTTTACGTGAGGCAATGCCTATACGGGTCAATGTCTCCTTGATCTTGAGGAAGTCATCTGGCTCTTTGAGCTTGACCTCCACTAATGAATCCACTGTTAGTCTCATTTTTTCAATCCACCTTTTTCTTGTTTTTGTTTTAATGAATTAATTTGAGCCTTAGATAACAAAGATAATGCTATTTCTGCCTTCTTTTGTGAGTAGCCGTACGTTTCCTTAACAATATCAATGTCATCATTTTGAGCTTTTTTGGCCCATTTAGAGAATCTCTTCTTGGGTCTGATTATATTTATCAAATAATCATATTGAAGTTTCTTGTCAAGCAGGTGAAATTGGTTCATTTCGTTAGCATGTAGTATTGTATCGACAAAATATGACAAGCCCTTGTTCACCACCCAAGGAGCGTATTCTTTCTCCATAAGCTCCGGAGACTCGGACTCGTCAATTAAGTTCTTCTTAGAGTAAGTGATACTGTTAATAAAGTCGAATGGATTTGCCATTTCTTTAGTATCCAGAAACAGTATATTTTTTTAATTCAAAAATCTCTTCGTCAGATAGCTTCGCAATAGGCTTGAGTGCTTCTTGCTCTCTATCAATAAGAAGCATCTCTCGACCATCTCTCGTCTTGCGTTGACGCACTTTGAACTCTTGAGGTTTAGCTTCGAACACCCAGCCTGCCCACTTGTCATCGTGATTTGGTGGTGGCACGGAGATGAAGTACAGCACATCTACATTACGGCACTTCGTAAGTTGACTGCGCTTAAACGTAAATGCGTTTTCTAGAATGAAAGGCACTTGCGTCTTGACTTCTGCTTTTAGCTTACCGTCGATCATAAGGTCTTTAGTTCTATCATACTTGTCAATAGAACTCTCTACAATATGACCCTTCTTGCTTAGGCGATTGATGATGATCTTTTCACCTAGCATACCTAGTTCTTGTATTTTGTCTTTCGTGTTCATCACTTGAACTCACATTCTAGCATGATCTCAGAGAGACACGCCATGATGTTTACTTCTTGATCAGCAACAAACGCAGCCTTATGCTGATAGTTTGCCAACGTAATCACAAGAGCAGGAATGTACTCCATCTTGATGAAGTCATAACAGTTATCATAAAAATAACGAAACAGCGTTGTCGTATCAGTATCAGAATTCTCTGCTACCCACTTACGCATGTTTGTATAGTTCTTGTCTTTGATAAAGCCGACAAGACTCTTGTATGAATCTTCTGTTAGATTTGTAAAGATATCAGCATCAATCTTACCAGTAACAGAATATCGCTGAAGCTCATTTAGAACTCGGCGCCAATCTGGGAAGTATCGTGTGATTAGTTCTGCAACAACATTCTTATCATATTCAATATTTTCTGCCTTGAGAATGTTGAACACTCGCTTCATGAACTGAGAAGCAAGATTAGCCTTGTCTTTCTTTGCGATCTTGAACTCAATTACAGAGCATCGTGAATGAAGCGGCGCAATGATCTTGTTCTTGAAGTTGCAAGTAAAAATAAACCCACAGTTGTGACTGAACTCTTCCATGAAGTTACGCAAGGAAGGCTGAGTACTCTGCGGGTTTAGATAATCTGCTTCGTCTAGAATGACGTACTTGCGACCACCCTTAAAGGAAACACTAGACGCAAACTGTGAGATTTCTCCACGCAGCGTGTCGATGTTGCCATTAAGAGAGCCGTTGATAACGATGTAGTCACAACCAATCTGTTCTAGCATAGCACGTGCTACAGTAGTCTTGCCTACACCGGGGCCACCAGTGAGCAACAAATTGGGAATATTATTCTGATCTACAAACTGTTGAAAAACAGTTTTTAGTTCATCAGGTAAAATACAATCTTCAATCTTCTTTGGTCGATACTTCTCGACAAACAGGAACTCTTCCATAATCTACTCCCACTTTATTCATAATATAATTGTCATCAATAATCAGCACACGTGTAGAAGGTTCTGCGCCAAAGTCACGCTCATAGACAGTTTTGCCTTTATCTGGGCTTTCGTAGATTTTTGGCTTGTTGTCCATGAGCGCGTCTTCCTTATGCAAAGCTAGATGCAGTTTCCATTGCGATCCAATAAGTCAGACCAGCAGCATCAAACTTAGCAATACGCTTGCTAGTTAGCTCAACAGTGTAATCATTCTGCATCATCTTGAGATTTTCGCTCTTGAAGATAACATTGAACGTCTTATCAGTTGAACCGATTACGATGCTGAAACCGTCTACTGTTGGATTCTTCGTATTCGCAGCACTTAGAGTGATAGTATTGCCGTCACCAGAGACAATGATCTCAGGCAACTGTAGTACTGCACCGCCGCGCTGTACCTTACTTAGATCATCAGCCTTAAGCGTGAATGTTACTTCAGCAGCAGGCAAAGCAAACTCTGAAGTGGGAGCAGTCACGATGCTTGCTGGATCAGCATAGACATACTTCAGAGTGCTTTGATCAGACGAGATAGAAACAGAGTTGTCGCCAAACGTTACTTCTGGCTTATCAAAGAGCGATAGCGCAGAAAGAAAACGCGATAGGTCATAGATTGCACATTCCTTATCGAATGTGTTATCTACCTCTGCTTTCGCCAGGACAGTCTTGTGTGCAGAAATACTACGCACAGTATTGCCTGGACGAAATAGAATACCAGGGTTAATTGAAGAAAAGTTCTTTAGTACGTTCAGTGTAGTTTCGCTTAGAATCATTTTGCAGTCTCCTATAATATATAAAAATTAAACTTACTTCTTGCTACCAAGTTTGGCTGGATCTGCTGTAGCAGCAACACCGACTGATGCTAGATCAGCAAGAGTGCCACCGAACACGTATGTACCGACGTGCTGTAGACCCATCCATGGACACAACCAAATCTTTAGACCGATGTTACGTGCCCATTGACAGAACATGTAATCTTCAGATAGGTAACGCTTGGAATATTTGTTTCCATCTACATCATAGTCTACATCGTCGATAAAGTCAACAACTTCTTTTTGGGTAGCATTTGGGTTCTTTTCATAGAACTTTCGAATCTGCTTCTTGATGTAAGAGTGCTTGTTATCAATAAGAGCATCAAAGTACGTCATGATCTCACGCGAGCCGTCAAATGCTGCTGTACGTACATGATCTGGTCGATACATCAACTCAGGATATGCAGCAGCAAACTTCTCTAATGTTGACTTACGGAACATCATAAAGCCTGTGCCTGATTCCATTACCTCTGCTGGTTCCATAAGAGACATTTGACCTGTACCATTTACCACGTTGAACACGTAGTCGCCGACAAACTTCTCTAGAACGTTAGGATCTTGATCGGCAGCACCCTTATCTACAGCAGTCTTGATCTTTTCCCATGAGATACACTTCTTGGGATATGGACCACAAATAACATCATATTCACTTTCATCTGACTGTAGAGCAAGCATTGTGATAACGTCATTAGCATTGAAACCAATGTCACTGTCAATGAAGATCATATGCGTACAATCTGAACGCATAAACTCATCACAGCAATAGTTTCTTGCGCGTGTGATTAATGACTCATTGAATAGGTAATAAAAACGAACTTCAATGCCATATCTTACTGCAAGGGCAGAAAGATCATTACATGACTTTGTAAACATACCCGCACACATACCACCATACATGGGTGTTGCTACGAATAGTTTTCGCTTTTGCAATTCTTCTTCGGGAATTTTAATTTCCATTTTATATCCTCAACTCAGTTATTTTTAACATTTAAAAAAACAGCATTACAATATCTTCCATTACCTAGTCCACAGTCTGACTTAATTTCTGTAACTTCGTGTTTTGTATTACCAGATATCAGTATGATTCTATTGTTATTTATAGCAATCTTATGGCGTCTTTCTCCATTGAAAGAATGAAGTATTACTTCTCCACCTTCAAATTCTTTAGGCTCTACATTAAAGTAATTGAGTATAGTGAATACTGTAGCATCACAATGTACTTTATAAAAGTCTGAATTTTCATAATAAGAAAGAAGATGTGTTCTCATGTCACAAGCATAGAATATTTTATATAACGGATTCAAGCTTATTAGTTTAGCTTTTATTTCTGGTTTTTCAAAATTCTCAAAACAATGCTTCATTAATGCAGAGTGCTGCCAGTTAACAAATACCTGTTCTAAGAAGATACCTTTTTTAGAGGCACCATAATCGCCTGTTGTAATTGAAGTCGATGCACCTAAATTATCTAAGTCTGATTTAAGAATATTGGGTTTTGTCAGCCATTTTAACTCAGTCATTATCTGAGCCATTTGATCATAGGAATAAAGACCATCAATTACAACGGCATCTACTCCATCTTGAATGTGTTCAAACTTTACCATTATTTTCTAGTTCATGTACATGCAATTGTATAATAGCATAATGAATTACTTTTAGCAAGTCACTTCGCCAATCTTTTGGCGAACCTTTACGACCATAACGTTGTGCATACTTGAGAACATTACCGATGCAGAAGCCAGTACCGTGGCCACCATCAATGATGAACTCTGTTGCTTGATACTTGTTCTGAGAATAATGCTGACCATACGTTGCGTCAATGTATGCAGCAATGTCTGCTAGAGATTTATCTTCATTGTATTTGTATTGTGTTGTCACAGTTTTAACCATAATATACTTTTCCTCTGTATAATGTATTTATAGATATTCTAAGAATGGATTGTCGTTATCTACTCTTTTTTTAAATGCTTTACTCCATAGAATTTTTGATTTACCAAAATCTCTAAACCCACCAGAAGTTCTTTTGCCGTCTTCGTCATACAGAATAGTAAAGATTCCTGGGAACATTGATTCTAAAATCTTATGATCACGTAATGTATTTTCATATGTTTGTTCGTCCCAGATAGCAGACTTCATATCTTTCTTATGTGCGCTGTTATTGAAAACAATAAATTCTTGACTGACACGATTTCCATATCCTCTATTCAAAAGGCTTAAAAGAAATAGTACGTCCTCTGCTACTTTAATTTTTGTAAGTTCTAATTCAGGCAAAACATCTTTAAAGTGTTTACCATTAATCCACAAAGCACTACTCAAAGAAGAATTTTCAGAGTACGGCTTATCTTGTGGTGGATTCTCACTAAGACCACAACCACAAACTGTTACTTCTTTATCGTCTAGCCAGTTGTCATATAGATCAAACATCTGAAGTACATCATCTTGTGTAGCTTTACGCTTGGACATTTCCATGTTAGATATACGAGTCCAGTATTTGGCATTTCTTCTACCAAATTCAACATCGTCATCTAAAACCGCATATTTAATATCTTGTCCAGCTTCGTAAATAATTTTACGTGTTTTCGAAATACAATAATAGTCATTAAGATTTACTTCTTCTGGTAAGACAAGATAATCACAATCGTAGTTGTACTTGTCTTTTTCCCAAGACTGTACAACCATTGTGACACGTTTCTTTAATTCATCTGGAAGATGGTTGAACGTAATTTGATTATCTACGCGATTAACAGTAGGTATAAAAATACGTTCAATCATTCAATATCTTCCTTTTTTAATTTAACTAGTTTCATACCATAGTTATCAACTTTAGCAAAACTGTTCAATTCAACGTTCTGTTTTAAACGTAACTTGTTTTTCTTGAACGGACTATAGTCAACGTAATGATGCCATCTGCCGTAGCGCCAGACCATCGTGGCAACGTCTGGATGCAAATCGACTAGCATCTGTGACTTGTTGACTGTCCCCTCTGGATTAAGCTGGCCGTCTCTCCACTTGCTTTTGTCTTGAGTGCCTTCAGCGTGATAGAACTCAGCAGTGTTGCCACCTTTGACAGTCTGTGTAGCAGCTTTACCTTGCAAGAAAGCATTGAACTGAATTGTGCAATCACCATCTTTGAGTACACGTAGGCAGATATCGGTGTCTTCGTTGTAACGACCACGCCAGCGATACTTGCAGTCATTCGAGATTAACAAGCAAGAATAAATGCGAGTATTTTTTACGTAAGGTGGGTACTTTTGATTTGGTGCAATGAAGAACCGATACTGAAAGCCAGAGATAGGCACATTCTCATATCTATCAACAAAGTCTTCTGCTGCTTTGAAGATAGCACCAGACTCGACACGAATACGAATGTTTTCATTTAGACGATAAAAATCTACAATGTTATCATCTAACACCCAATGCTTTTCAGCACCGATAGAGATAGCATGATCCCAACACCAGTTTCTAGCACGACCAGGTCCATCACCATGATTGCTAAACGGCGCAACTAGTAACGTAACATAATCACGAATACCAAAATTATCTAGTGCAGCTTCGTAAGGTTCTTTGTCTTGCGGTTCAATTGCAATGTAATGATTAACTTTCATTCTAGACAATGATCTAGAAGTCAACATAGAGTCGGCACGACCCTTGCTGATAATGTAGACTGGATTCTTTGGATTAGTCATTCGTTTCAATCCACCTACGTAGTGCATTTGCTTCACGATCAAGCTTTGGATGCCAAATGCTTTTTGTCTTGTCAGTCAAAGACTGATCAATAAGCTTTGAGAATTCCTTATAGTCTTCTTCATTACGAAAATGAACATAGATGGTCTTGTACGCTGGATTTTCTTCTTGCTTGAATTCGGGCATTCCAACCCAATGTTTTTTCCATTCCTTGTCAGTAGATTGCTCTAGTTCTGGCAACAAATCAAGAAACGGCGACTCTTCTTCAGCAGTGGGTTCTTTTACACCAATAAGACTTTCGTACTGTGTTGTTTCGTCAACTTTAACTTCGTCTGTCATAACAATCTCCAAATATTACTTTGTTCTCGCAAGGATCTTTTCGTATGCTTTACGTGCCTTCTTTGCCTTTTCCTTGTGATAAGGATGAGCGCGGTCTAAATGAACAATACCATTGAGATGATCTAGTTCATGTAGAAAGCAACGTGCAGTCATACCGTCAAATTTTTCAGTCTTAGTCTCACCATTGGGCATAGTGAAACGAACTCTTAGCATCTTTGGTCGCTTGATCTTTACAACCAAGCCAGGATAGCTTAAGCAGCCTTCATCAAGATACACCATTTCACTTGTGCTGTCAACTACTTTCGGATTAAAACATGCATTGATCGGACTACCAGTGAGTACAAATACTCTGTATGGTAAGCCAACTTGATTAGCAGCAAGACCTAGACCTTTGTTTTCGATCATAGTCTCTGCTAGGTCTTTTGCTAACTGAATAGGATCAATAGGAGGATTTGTAAAATCAAAATCTTCCATCTTCTGTTTTAGAATAAGGTTAGACGCATCTACTAGTTTGAGAATTGCCATTAGAACTTCTTCCCACCTTCTGCTTCACGATTCTTTAGCTGATGATCTGCGCGTGTTCTGTTGTACTCATGCTTCTCTGCTAGAGCGCCGGCAACGTCATAGCCCTCACGACCAGCTAGATCAAGAATACGAATGATGCAGTCAGCAAGTTCAACTTCTGGCATAGGACGATGTGTTAGATGATCGTCCCACAAGTCTTTGCGGGCGCCCTCTAGTGCTTCTGATAGTTCAGAGTGACATAGAGCAATCATTGTACCAAAGTCGCGTGGCTTATTATGCCAACCCATTTGCTTTGATTGATTATACAGCTTCTTTTGAATATTTGCAAGAGTCAAGACTTCTTCTAGTGTAATCAAATTATCTTGTGTTTCTTCTGGCTCTGGTGTCTTTTCTTCAGTTTGAATGTAATTGTAATCTACAATATTACCTACGCCGATAGACCATTTTGATGGATCATACTGCATTGAATAATTCAATCCTGCTACTGAACTAGAATACCCTAGTGAAGCTGCCGGTACTGTGATTACTCCACCTGGAATCACAACGTCATCAAGCTTAATCGTATAAGAGCTATTAAAATCTGTTAGATTATAATTGGTAACATTGATATCTGTATTGCTTGTCATAATATATCTCCTAGTTGTTTGCTATCTGGCTAAAGTTTTTTACTTTTTCAAATTTAATCACACTAGAGAACTTATCAAATAGTTGATCTCCCTTGTGACTAATAATGAATACGTTGGTGTCTGCTGTCACTGAACTTAGAATCTTAAAGAACTCTTCTGTACCTGAAGTATCAAGAGAGCTATCAAACACTTCGTCCATAATCAACAGATTTGTGCTGGCGCTGTTACGTAACTTAGATACTGCTCTCCATGTGAAGAGCAACGACAAGTCAATACGCATTTTCTCTCCTTCAGAGAATGAACCATATGTAAACTCATCTCTAAACCTAGACTTAATCTTCTCATCAAAGTTTTCGTCTAATTCAAATTGAACAAAGAAGTCCATTGCAGCAAGGTACTTGTTGATCAACTTGTTCATCACAGGCACATACTGCTTGATGATCTTTGTTTTAATACCACCGTCTTTCAATAGAAGCGCAGCAGTACTGAGTAATGTTCTTGCGTTGGTCAGTTTTTCTTTTTCTGTTTCAATCTCAACTAGCTCTGCTTTGGCAGCATTTAACTCGGTAGCATCTGTCTCAATCTTTTTTTGCTGAACATTAAGATTGGTTATTTCTTTCTGTAGTTCTGCGTTGTATCGTGTATACATTGCAATCTTGTTGTTGCAGTCATTAATCTCTGCATACAGAAGGTCAATCTGATCCTGAGCAGTTTCAATTTCTTTAAGACGAACATCTACCCTGTCTTGTTCTTCTTTTAACTTCACAATCGCGTCAGTCAATTCTTTAGACTTATTGCGGCCCTCTTCGAGCTTATATGATTTTATTCCAGCTTCAATATCTTGAGTACAGGTAGGACACTCATCGTGCTTCTCAAAAAAGTCAATATGCTTGGAGCAGTCTGTGATCTTATACTGCAATTCAGACTGAAGAGAGTTGATCTTCTTTAGCTTAGATATAAGCTTTGTCTGATCGGCAACAACTGGAGTATAATCACCAAGCTTTCTTGCTGAATCGTCACGTGAGATTGTTACCTCTTCGATCATGAAGTTGTGTTCATTGATCTTGTTCTGCTTGATCTCTATGATCTCGTCATTGTTTTGGCGCATAGACTCAATGTGCCTTTTATTCAATTCAATCTTTTGCTCACACAACGATATTCTTGTAGCACATGCGGCGATATCGTCCTTGTTCTTCTGAACTCTGTCTTTCAAAAGAATATTCATTGTAGAAAAGATTTGAATATCTAGCAAGTCTTCGATGAACTCACGCCTAGATGCTGCTGGTAGCTGCATGAACGGTACAAATGTAGAAGAACCTAGTGTAATGATCTGTGAAAAAGACTTGTGCGTTAGACGCAGAATGTTCTTCTCTAGAATTTCTTGATAGTCTTTAGATGCTGCTTCTTGATTAAGCAGCACACCATCGACAAGAATCTCAAACACAGC